CAACGCTGCATCTTTACGTAACCAGGCTCTATTAGCCTTGACCATTTCATCTGTCCAACCTAACCATTCCTTTTGACCATACCCTTGAGATATAGATTCGTTAGCAGTAATGTTAGTAAAGTTGTTAAGCTTGAGATCCATTATTTGCTGCCGACGCAATTCAAAATAATTAGCTGGTGGTACAAATTCTAAATCAAATCCATTCTCTCGAAGCTCAAAAGTCTTCCACATCTTTCTTAACTTGAGATGAGTGATGAACGTTTCCTTTAAGCCAGCTGCAAACTGTGCTTGTAGTCTAACGATAAAATTAGCAAACTTTAATTCTTCTCTTAATACATTTGCATCAGCACTGTATTGAGAATTCTCTGTATCGATTCTATTAGTTGGTACCTTGAGAGCTTTATATAATTTCTTGACAAAATAAACCAAATCTTGCAACTCACCTAAATTTTGACCACCAGGAAGCTGAACGACCTCTGTCCCAGTACTACCTTCCCTCTTTGGAAACCAGTATGCATCTAACATCGACTGAGGGTTAAATGATTGAACCCTATTGCCTTCATCCAAACTAAATGCCTTTTTGCTCCAATAGTTTTGCATTAGCTTGCGAATGTAACCTTCCGCCTTTGGTGGACTCATTGTACCAACATCAACATTAAAGACCAAGCGCTCTGGAGCTCTTACTAACCGATAAATTATAATCGAATCTTCAATTAAAGATAGCTGTCTATAAGCACGGCGCGCATTTTCAATAAACGGAATTCTAAAATTCTTATTTTCATTCCATGTACCAGAGTTAATATAAGTAATCTGATTTCTCTCCATAGGAATAAAATCTTTATCCTGCATAGAGTTGTATTGCTCTTCTGCTTCTTTGTGATGTTTAGCTTTTCTAAGCAAGTATGCTTTAATATGCATCTGTTGAAAATTGTCATACACAGGATCAATTGCTTGTGTAGGTACAGGTATTACTCCTAATATACCTTCCTTAACATGCTTCTCATGAATAACATTTTCAAAATACAATTCACCATCTACTAATAAATTTCTAACATACTCCCAAGCCCGCTCTTTAAAGTCAAACAAATTAACAAACTTTTTAAACTCCTCGTTAAGTTGCTTAGTAATTAGAGGGTCTTGAACTGATTGATCTCTCATTTTAAGATTAAGCATGTTACCATGTTCATCTTCATTTAAGAACTCATCACAAATTTCATCTAAAGCATCAGCGACTTCAGCGAACTGGGCCATCGTGCGATAATCTCTAACTCGGCGATACTTATCTACATCTAAAGTAGCATACATTAATTCATTGTATGCTTTGTCAGCTAAGAATGACCCAACTGGATGAGAAGACTCAACCGTTTTGGGTGCGATAATAGAATGATGAGCTAAAAGCTCTTTACGCATTGAACCTGCTTTATAGAAGTCTTCAAACTTTGGATTCTGTTGTGTTACATCATCTATAATTGCGGCAGGTGATCTATAAGGTAAATTATTAGAAATAAATTTCTGTAATCCTCTTCCGAATGTTCCTTTTTCTCCTTTTGGCATCTTAATTTATTGTTATTGTTGTGCTTATATCATTTACTAAGCTTCCATATCCTGCGGCATTTATAGGTATTATATCAATACTACCGGTTGCTGTTATCTGAGGAAACGTTACTGACATGCTGTTATAATTATTTAATGTATAGTTGGAATATAAAAAGCCACTTAATGCTGGGGATAATACAGCACCACCGCATAATACTGAAATCGAAGTATACCCTGTTATTGGCCAGTTGGTAAAACTACCTGAACTTACAAATGGATTTTGATTATTAGTACAACTTAATAATAACGTCTCAACTGAATCAAAACTATAACCTTCAAATGTTCTAGTACCAGAAAAACCACAAGCAAGTGTTGTGTATGTGTTACCAGCTGAAAACTCAGGGCGGCCAGATAGTGACCTATTATCATAATTAGCACTAAACGAAGTTACATTAGTCAATGTAGTATCATATTTTATAAATTTACTCATAATTAAATGCGCTTACCGGTACAAAATTCTGATCAATAGTAAATATATTCTTAACATCATCACCAGTATTACCTCTAAACAACCAGCCCTTAATTGTAAAACTAGTATCAGCTATTACTCTAGCAGGTTGGGTTCCAGATACTTCAATAGGATAATTTAAAGCGATATCACCAGACCATAAAACCTCAGATCTAATCTCATAACTACTAGCTAGACCTTGACTAGAAGGTAATTTCCAACTCATTACTATATATGGATTATTATATGGTGCGAAGTTACTAATAATTTGATCCATGTCAGTTTGAAATTTTGTCATTATAGACATATTAATACCAACAGTTACAGGTAAAGGGGTAGGTAAATGATCTGAGTCTAACGCTCCAGCACTAACTGTAGGGGCCTTACTATAATAAAAACCTGAGATCTTATTAAAGACTCTATCAGGATCTCTAGCAATAGAACTATAATTTATCGCAACTACCGGAAGCTTTAAAGAACCAGCCTTGTTAACTATATCATGAATAGCTCTCTCCTTAGGTCCATAATAAAATCCAACTTTAAGCTGATCAACAACAGCTTTGTCTTTATTGTACCTGTTTATAACAATACTATTAAAGGCAGTAATAAACTGCCTTATCATATCTTTTAGCTCGAAACCATAGTATTGGTTTTTCATTGTAAATATTTATTAAACAAACCTATCTGTAAAATACATCGGTAACAAATTCCGGTACGCTGGAATCAACTTTCTTATACTAGCAGCATCTAAAACATACGTAACGCTAGTGTCAGTTTCATCTCTAGTACACCGTCCACATTGCTGAATAAAGGTAGTAAACATCTTACTTGTGTACCATTTATTATCATTTTTAGACATTTCCTTAATACGAACATCTCCTAAATCAGGCCATGGACACTTCAATACAATACAAAAACGTGCTGCGTCACCTTTTAGATCTACCCCAAAGCTCATTGAAGGACTAGCAAGAACAGTAGGGCGATCTGTTTCTAGATGCTCTGTTAATATATCTATATTATCTTTATTACCTTTTATTCTATATAATATTCTATCATTATCTAGCTTGTCCTTTAGCATCTTAGTAATGACATTCGACTGAGTATGTATTAATCCCTTTTCATTCTTATGCTCTTCTAATATTTCCTCCACACACTTAACAATCTTTGGAAAGTTATATTCAAGATTTTTTTTGTTTAAGTGAAAGCTACCGAATAAAATTGGAGACTTTTTTGAATCAAAACTAGATGGGAGATCGATATACTTATATTCATGTTCTTGTATACCTAAATTTCTCATAACTAATCTATAATCAACAAACGTTGCAGACATTAATATAATATTGTCTGCATATTTAAATATATGCTGCGCTAGGGTGTCTACCTTCTTAGGAATTAATTGTACATATTGTTTGTTACGTATATATGTCTTATTAATAATATACTCTGACTGACTCCATGTATCAATAACTAATGACAGGTCTCCTTTAAGATCAGATATAAACTTATACTCCTTTTTAATATGATCTCCTACTGTGTCAAAATGTTTATCAAGCATCCGAAGTATCTCTACATACCTATCCTCTAACTTTAATTGAAGCTTACACAAGCTATTAAAAAATCGTTTTCTATCTGCAGAGTGTGGTAAACTAAAACCATACTTATTAAGACGACCAAGTTCAATACTACAACTAAACCGACTTACGATAATATTTTCTAATTCAGAAGCCTCATCACATACTATTAATTGTCTATGTTTTAAATGATCTGGCTTATAAAAAAAGCTAGAGTAATTCTCTACCCCAATCTTCGCACTAACAGAATTGTTTCTCGCTTCATAATAATCACAACGATTACAATCCCAACATTCTTTTTTAAGCTTGTTACTGAAAATACAAGGTGCTTGGTCGGCAGAGCTCCTATCATCAAGATTACAAATATATGATCCTTTACCTTTAAGCGGCTTTATATCTTTAAAGTCTCTAGTGTACTGATCCTGCAGAGCTTTAGTTGTAGTTAATATTGAGGTACCATATCTCTTACCTGCGAAATCATCCGCATACTCGTATACTAATTTACCATTTTCCCAGCTAGTATCATATGCAGCATAATTTTTAACTAGCTTAGTTAAACGAGCTGGAGGCTTTTTCAAACCATTAGCAATAGTTTTAGCTATAAAACTCTTTCCACAACCAGTAGGGCCCTGAACAATTATAAATTTATATTTGCTCAAACTATCGACAATATTAGGTATGGCGTATTGCTGACTACTTGAAGGGTGATATCCCTTAGGAAAATGTTTTATATCCATTCGACTATTATAGCTCTTCTATAGAAAGAAGCAAGTCACAATACTTGTTCCGAGGGTTTGTTATCATTCTATTAACTCTCGGTTTAGACAACACATCATCTCTATGGATATATTCAAGCCTATAATCAAAATAAATTATATTTTCTTTCCGATGAACATTAAATGGGTATAGTATTTCTAATTTTTTACCTGTAGTAAATAGAAGCTTAATGTTAAAGTCTTTAATATCAAATAATTGAATCTGCCCTGTACCTAATGTTCTTTTTTTAGATGTTATCTTTACTGTACTAAGCAGTAAAGACTTTAAAGTATTTTCTACAAGTTCAAAATTCATGTATTCATAAACGCCATTTTCTCTCCTGCTGACATAGGAGCAATTTTCTCATTTATATATACCCAAAAGGTTTCATCAGCTTCAAGGGTAGTTATTAAGTCTACAGTATCACAATTAATAGTTCGAAAGTCTTGCATTAATATATCCCATGTAATAATTAAATTTTCTTGATTAGGATTATACTCTGGAGCTTGTCGAGGTGGGCGGTAATTTAAAACAGTTCGACCTTCAACTGAATTTAACAATTGAACATTATTAGTACACAACATTCTTCTTGATGCTGGTCGACCAGGCTTTGGATTACGTCGTGCAAATTTAACTTCACACACGTTACTCAAAAGCATGCTTTTTAAATTACTCAGCCCTACTATCATCAGGTTCTATCTCTTCACATATACCAAAAAACCGATCCTCATTTAAAAATAAACAATCTCTAATAGAAGAATCAAAACCGGTAACAGATAAATTATCAACCTTGATACCTTTGTCATCTGGAAAGCAAACAATATCACCTGGCTTAGTATAATTGCACTTCGGTCCAACTAATATTACTCGAGCCATTCTCCAAGTGCGCCGGACTTGAGATAATGGGATATGAATACCGTTTCGAATAACACTATTACCATCTGCGGCTAGATCTACATATTGCGCTAGCACAATATCGTCCATCACTCTGTTTAGTTTATAACCATGCAAGCTAAATGTGTCTGTATCTTGATATGAATCGAGATCGATTAAACTTCTCTTAACAGAATGATCAAACGCATCGCGTTGACTGTCAGTTAGATCCATTTTATCTAATGCTGTATTATACTGCTTCTCCTGTTTACTGTTCATACTTTTTAATATTTACTCCAAAATTTTCCGAATACAATTGTATTTCTCTCTGTGAGAGTTCATGCCGTTTAGATAACAACTCGAAATCTTTTTTGTCTACCTTTTTCTTTTTTACATATCTAATAAATTTACGCTTAACCTTCGGTATTAGGTTAAATAAAAAATTATAATGTGTTTCATTATTAAACACTTGCCCATATTTGTTAATAGTGTTATTAATCAACAGAGCTGACTCCGTATTAAGAAAAGTTATATACCTATTAGTAATATAAGCAGAATATAATTGAGAGTCTGTAATATTAATATCTAATTGCTCTCTATCGAAAGCAATATTATTAACAAAGTCAAAAAAACTATTTACCGTTTTCATAAATTTGATTCACCCTCTCTCTTCCAACGTGCATGAGATTCTTTAATAATTTTCTTAGTCTTACCTCTCGGCAACCACCCATTAATGGTTACTGTTTTGTTTTCAAGGTCTTTATAATGGGAAAAGAAATTTAATGTCTTATCTACCCAATGAGGTTCTAAGTCCTTTATCGATCGATAATGTTTAACGTGACTAGTAGGTACACAAACAACTTTATAGTCCTTATCTCCGTTATCATCCATATCTAATGTCGCAATTGGTATTGCTTCTACTAGTACTCCCGTTTCAATCGGTGTGTTATTGTAAATGATGATGTCTAGCGGGTCATTATCAAGCGCTAATGTTTGAGGAATAAAACCATAAGACGCAGTGTAGTTCATCGAACTATACAAGCATCTATTCAGCTTAAAAATATCTAACTCCTCATCATATTCATATTTTGTATTTGTTCCTTTAGGTATTTCTATAATACAATGTACGACACACGGACATTGATCACCGATCGGAATTCTGTTTACTAAATTCATGACTGTCTTAGTTCCTTATAGTATTTTCTTCGAAGTTTTGCAAAAAATTTTTAGACCACAGTATTGACCTACACGACCAGAAATCCAAATAGGAAAATTCCCCGAGTTTTGCAAAAAAAATTTGGATATAGAACTCAACCTCACAGTGTCAGCTTTGTAGTTGCAATAAATGCGTCATCTACCATGGCATAGTAGGTATCTATGATGATTTTCATGAATTCTTCTACTTGTTCGTCGGTTAAATTAGTGGAATATGCAAAAACTGGCGCGTTTCTACCTGCAGTTACATTAATTGCAGTGTGACCAATCGCAACATTGTCTCTTGAATACGTAATACTGACACTGCACTTACCTTTTGGTTGGATTACTCCGTTTTGCTCAAACTCTTTATGTACAATTAAATCATCACCGTCTACTTCGATGGGTGCTTGTAAGTACTTCGTTGACAACAAGTTCGCAATTTGAGTATTAAATAATCTTTGAAAGAAAACAGCACCGAGAGGGTCCAAATTAGGAAGCTCCCAGCAAAAATTAACAGCGTCATCAGAATATATAAAATCATTATTAAGTAAGTCTTCATTGTCAATCATTCCCTCTGTTTCAACCTTCATCGGCGCGCGAAACGCAACAATATTACCAATTGGTAAAGTTTTCTTTCGGAAATACTTATAAGCAAATCGGCTGTGAATTAGGTTCCCGTCATAGAGGTCGATATCTCTCAAAATCATACTTATATAATAACATATCTAAAAAAATAATCAACTATGCATCTTATATCTTTGTTTTCTAGTTTTATGTTTTGAGAATTTAGTTTTTTCTTCATCAATTTGACTATTAAATATTGTCTTCTCAACTAAAAATGGGTTAAAAACATATGCATTATAATATTCCCGCGCGAACTTAGTTGTGCTAAATAATGCAATTGCTCCATCTGCGGCGACTTGTATTGGATAAAATCTACTTAATAATTGTTTAGCTGTGCTTGATGTTAAAGAATAACAAACCGCTCCAGCAAACTCTTTATAACCAGAATAAAAATATTTGTTTATTTTTTTTCTTTTTTTAGCGAGATCATCGTCAAAGTTTCTCCATGAATGATAATGAATTATATCCCAGTCGGTAGGTATAAAGTCTTTCCAATTTAATACATTATTACACATATCAATATTAAACCGTATATCATCCTCTACGACAAGAAACTTTTTAGCGCCATCGTCAAGCGCAGTCTTATATGCTTTAAGGTGTCCATACGCACAACCAACTTCTCCGAGGGACATTGGCATATGAGATCCTTGTCTCTTACACCGATG